CGTCTAAACATGTCTGGCGCATCCATTTGTTTAAGATAATCATTCCATTGTGATCGAGTCCATTTAGCTCGCTGGTTGTAGCCAGTAGCTAGATGAACCCATTTACGTCCAATTAGTGCAAAAAATACGCGATGATCTCCACCAATTGGTTTAGGGCAATAGTTCGCGATGTAACATGAAGCATTAACCCAGCGATTCCCTTCAGGTCGTGGCATTTATCTACCAACTATATCGTCGGCAAAAATTGCAGACATAAAGGAAAACATAGTAAGGACAAAACCGAGCAAGCTTAATAGATATGCTCTCGGTAATGTTGTTTCGTCTAACGCAAAAAATAAACTACTACAAATACAAAAGATACCAGATAACATTAAAGCACATGCAATGCTGGTTGATACATAATAAGCGATTTTCATAGTTCTGCTCCTATTATCGTTAATGTATGATCTGTCGATCAACATTAAGTATACTGCCAAACATTCCGTATTCAAGCAAAAAAATAATTATGGTATGTTTTGTCTGTTATTCGCGAACAAATTAGGAGCGCAGCGCTTATGTTAATGGAACGAAAAAGATCGATAAGTGAACAACAACAGGCTTTCATTGATTACCTTGTAAAAGAAAACAAAAACCCTACTGAGTCTGCACGTTTATCTGGATATAAACACCCTAAGCAGTCTGCTTATATATTGACTCGCAATCCTAATATTATCCATGCTATTCGGCTTGCAAGACAAACAGTATATCAAACAGATCTAGCCAGTTTGGCAGTAGAAACGCTTAGATCGGTCATGCTCGACCCTGACGCCCCTGGTTCTGCCAAGGTTTCGGCTTCTCGTACTGTGCTTGAGCTATCAGGAGATCTAGCGAAGGATCGAGATAAAGACCTCGATAGCAAATCACTAGGCGAAATGACAACGGACGAGCTGGCAAGAGTTATTGGAAAGCTAGAAGATGAGAAGAGTAGCCTAGCAAAAGACGTTACGCCAGCCTGAACAACGCAGAACATTAATTATAGTTATATTTATATAGTGTTTAAGTAGTTTAATTAGAACTAATTAGTTATTTTTTGCTGATATCTGACCTAAATTACGACCCACCCCCTAGGCTACCCCAACAGTTACTTGACTTTATATTAACCCCACCGATACAAATTTTTTGGAAAAGTGAACTTTTAGGTGTTGGTTTGTTGATAGATGGGGCAAACAGGTATATAATGACCAACAAATAACAAATCGAGGATGGTATGGCTCAACCGAGAAACTATACTAGGCAGTTTAATTTTAATGACTTCCAAACCACAAGTCCGGCAACGCCTTTACCTGGGACACAAGTAGACGCAGAGCTGAATACAGTCAAGCTAACACTAGACGATCTGAACACCAATATAGCGAAGATCCAGCAAGACGATGGCAAGATAAAGAACCAAGCAGTACACAAAGACAGTTTTGATGCTGGTGCGTTAGCACTCATGAAAACTGGCTCGTACTCAATACAAGGCGACTGGACAGCGAGTAGGACTTATGCAGTAGGTGATCTAGTAGATAACAATGGTGCTACATACGTTGCAACCTCGGCTCACACATCCTCTTCAGCTTTCGAAACGGATCTAACGGCAGACAAATGGATATTGATAGCTAATGCTGGAATAGCAAACACAGCATCAACTGTTGACAAGTTCGAGGGAACTGGGTCGCAAACGGCATTTACGTTAAGTTCATCATATACATCGAACACGGATGTTCTGGTTTTTGTTAATGGTGCGTTAAAAAACCCAGGAGATGACTTTTCTATATCAACAAACACGTTAACTTTTGTTACTGCCCCAAGCACACCAGCCGTATCTGGAAACGAAAATGTTATTGTATTTGGTGCATCTGTTGTGGCTCAAGCTGCAAAAGAAGCAGCGCAATTGGCTCAGACAAACGCTTCTGGGTTTGCTGATGAAGCTGACGACTGGGCAAGAAAGACTACTGGTCTTGTAGAATCTGCTGATTATTCGTCAAAAGCGTATGCAATTGGGGGTACTGGGGTTGATAATGGGTCTGGATCGGCAAAGGATTGGGCTATAAAGACCTCTGGTACTGTAGGTAATACTGGCGAATATTCGGCTAAATACTATGCGACTAACGCAAATGTGGGTACTGTGGCTACGAATATTGCTAATGTAAATTCTCTAGCTTCTGTTTCGACAGAAATAGGTTTACTCGGTACAGCTCCTAATATAACGGCTATGGGTCACTTGGGAACGACAGCAAACGTGACAGCTATGGGTGTATTAGGTACTTCAACTAACGTAACGAACATGGCAAACCTTAATGCGTCTGGTGTGATAAGCAACATGGCAAACCTAAACGCAAGTGGTGTTATTGCGAATATTGGTACTACGGCTGGCATAAGTTCGGATGTAACGACAGTAGCCAATATTGCGAGTGATGTTACGAGTCTTGCTGACTCTCTTGAGAAGACATATGTGGTTACTGTTGCGTATGATAGTGGAGCTGGAGCAAATGTTTTTGTTTTGGATGGCAATAACAACCCAGCTATAGAAATGTTTAGGGGTAACAGCTACATTTTTGATGTTTCGGACTCTTCTGTATCAGGTCATCCATTACGTTTTTTAGACGGATCTGGAAACTCTTGGACTACTGGAGTAACGACAACTGGATCGGCTGGTACTTCTGGAGCAAAAGTTGTGTTTGATGTTCCGTCGACTGCACCTAGCTCTATGCGTTATTATTGTACTTCTCATGGTAATGCTATGGGCAATACAATTACAGTAAAAGACAGCAATATTTCGCTAGTTGCTGGGTCTATTGCCAATGTAAATTTAACAGGAAACAACATATCTAACGTAAATACGTTAGCTGGTTTGAATACAGAATTGTCTGCCTTGGGAGCAATAACTACAGATATAAGTGGGGTAAACACTATTAGTTCTGCTGTTTCTGGAGTAAATGGCATATCTACCCAGGTGCAAAGTGTTGGAAGTAACATATCTGCAATTAATTCCGTAGCGTCGAATATTGGTCAAGTTACTGCTTTTGGTAGTATTTATCAATCAGGAACGACCACGGAAAGAAACGCTCTTGCTAACAACACACTTGATGCTGGAGATTTATTTTTCGATACAACTTTGAATAATGGAACTTTACTTGTTTATAGTGGTAGTGGGTGGCAAAACGCTGGATCATCTGTAAACGGAACGTCACAACGATTTACCTATACTATATCTGGAACGCCAACAACTGTGTCTGGTGCTGATGATAACGGAAACGCGCTTGCATACGACTCTGGATTTATTGACGTATTTTTGTCAGGCGTAAAAATGGTTAATGGGTCGGACGTAACGGTTACGAGTGGAACGTCGGTTGTTTTTGCGTCGGCATTAACGGCTGGTGACGTTGTAGATATTATAACATATGGCACGTTTGAACTTGCTAATTTAAATGCGTCTAATATTACAAGTGGTACACTTTCTAACGCTAGGCTTTCATCTATACCAAATTCTGCTCTTGCTAATTCAGGTATAACTATAAATGGTTCTGCTGTTTCCCTGGGTGGTTCGGTTACGTTGCAAGAGGATTTTACTTGGGAAACAAAAACATCTTCATTTAATGTGTCGGCAAGTCGAGGATACTTTGTAGATACATCAAGTTCTGCAATCACAGCAACATTGCCAGCCAGTCCAACGGCTGGGGATACTGTTCGATTTATAGACTTGAGTGCAACATTCGATACAAACAATTTAACTGTGGCTCGTAACGGAAAGAAGATACAAGGCGACGCTAGTGATATGACAGTTGCTACCGAACGTGCTGGATTTGCTCTGGTATTCTCAGGGGATACTCAGGGTTGGCTATTGATGGAGAAATAGATGAGTACTTATGAATCAAATAGATATTCTTTTCCAGCGTCAGCTATAACGGCTGGGACATTTGACAATGCACGATTGTCGAGTGGGTCAGTAACACAGCACGTTGATTTATCTAACCTTAACGCAGATAACCTTACAAGTGGGACAGTTCCAAACGCTCGATTTGGCACTCCAACTTTTTCGGCAGCTAACCTCACAAGTATTCCATCATCTGCACCGACACAAGGAAGTTGGACGCCTTCATTTAGTCAAGGTGGTTATTCTAGTGTTACAGGAAGATATCAAAAGGTAGGACGAATTGTTTGGTGTCAAGCAGAAGGACGAATGACAAGTCAACCTTCAAGTGACAATACAGCCATGTATTTCAATGGTTTGCCCTTTACATCTCTCAATATAATTAGTGGTGGACATACAGACTGGACAGTAGCTGAAGGGGACTTTCTTGTTTTGGGTTCTCCAAAAAAAATAACTATCGGAAGAAACACAACAAGAGCTTATATAAAAGCAACTGTACAAGACCAACAGCACTCAAGATGGTTACGACAGGGTACATATGGTTCAAGTGGATTTGGTGGTTCTTATGGTGGCGCTCATGCTTTTAGGCGAGTTCAGTTTCGTGAAATTCGTAGAAGTTCCACCAGAAATTGGTGGTATGTAAGTTTTTTATACATAGCAAATAGCTAATAGGAGAAACAAATGAGCAAATATATAACAACAAAACAAATGTATTCAGTTGATGTAATGCGTACATCTGACAATCATGCGTGTGGTTTTATGTGTTCAAATGTTTGGGAAGATATCGGTGAGCATACTTTCTATGAAGCAGATGACGATGAAGTTAAGTCAGGTGCTAAGAATGAAGGTGAGATAAAATCTGTGATATCTGCTCCTAAAGGTTGGCAACAAGAAGATTATGACTGGGATACAGTATTGCAAGATACTTTTGGTGAGGTTGATGCCGACCTTAAAAAAGAGCTTACAGATTATTTTACGGCTGACATGAAAGCAAAATATCTAGCAAATCAAAAAGGTGAGTAAATGACAAGAGCAAGAGATTTAGCAAACTTAATAGCTGACGGAAAAGTTGGTGCAACCGAACTAGATAGTACTGCATCCTACAGCATGGGTGGTTTGACAGTAGATACAAACACTCTGCACGTTGACACGTCTAATAATAGAATTGGGATTAACAGAACCGATCCAGAAGCAACCATAGAAGCTACTGGAACTGATACTAGAATGATCCGTCTTACATCAACAAATGGATCTTCTGGATTGGCTGGCCCATATATTACTTTATTTCGTGACTCCCAGTTTATAGCGTCTGGTGAGCGTATAGGTGCAGTTTATTTTGTAGGTGTTCCCCAAGGTGTGCAAACTCAAAGTACTTATGCTGCTATTGAAGCTACGATAGTTAGTCATGTTACTCAAGATGGCCAATTAGAATTTAAAATAGAAAAAAGTTCTAGTCCCAGAAGAGCATTAACGCTTAACAATACTGAAGCAGTTTTCAACCAAGATGCACAGAATATAGATTTCCGTATTGAAAGCCAAAACGATGATGATTTATTTAAAGTTGATGCAAGTGCTGACCAAGTAAGCATTGCTGATATAGATATTACGGCTGGTAACATAAAGACAAACTCTGATGCTTTAAGTATTGATGTTGATGCTGACGGAACGTATTCATCTTCTGGGGACAAGTATTTTTCGGTTCAATTTGGAGGCGTTAATGTTTTTTCAGTAGAAGATGATGATGTTTACGTAAGGGACAATATCAGTTCCGGGAGGATGCACAATAGTGGCACGGATACAACTTACATTACAAGTCACTCTCATGTAAGTGCATACACAGCAGAGTCGGCTGACGGAACTGGTGATATTCATAGGACATTTATTCAGTCAAGAGGAGATACTAGTGACCCTGAACTTGCAGTCTTTCAAGCACATACAAGAGATGTAAGAGATGATACTGGTTTAACTGGCCCAACTATGTCACGACTAAGTACTGCCCATCTTATGGATCAAGCTGGACGAGCTTGGTCTTGGAATACTGTGTTCGCTGGGCGTGTAAGAGAGGGAACAACATCTTCTACTTCATCTTACAGGGCTGCTGATAATGGATATATTGCTTATTCAGGAACAGGAAACACTCATGGAGCAACATCCTCTGCTGGACATACTCAAGTCTTTGGTAGAGAGTCACCTAATTCAGATGATGTATTTCTTTCAACTTCTGGAGGTTCACCCAGAATTGAATTTGACGCATCTGGTAATGGGTATTTTGATGGTGGTGCAGACCTGGGTAATGCTGACTACGCAGAATATTTTGAATGGGCTGATGGAAACCCTAAAAACGAAGATCGTCGTGGGTATCCAGTAGCTCTTACTACAGATGGTAAGATAAAGATTGCTACGGCAGAAGATGATGCTTCTGATTTTCTTGGTATTGTTTCCGTTGAGGCAGCTATTGTTGGTGATAGTGCTTGGGCGCATTGGACAGGGATGCACGAACGTGACAAGTTTGGTCAGCAAGTTTATGAGGATTATGAATTGTTAGTTTGGGGCGAATATGACGAAGAAGCAAAATCCTACAAAACACAAACAACACGACAAGCAATGATTGATGCT